TTCAGCAGGCGGTAGACCAAAACGGAGTGCCGGTAGTCGGGGCGATACCCTTCAGCGACACCATCGGAGCGCTGGTTTTCACGGGCGCAGGCGCACAGAGCTTCACGATCCCGCCCGGGGCGAACCTTGTTTACATCGGCTGGAGCGCCGGCAATATCTACTTGCTCATGGACGGCACGGCGGCAGTTCCTGCGGCTAACGCATCCAGTGGAGCATCGGAGATAAACCCGAGCCCGTTCCGGTGGCTCTACGGACATACGACTATCGGGATCGCGGCGGATTCTGCTTGTGTAGTGACCCTGAGTTTCTGGAGCTGAGATGAAAAGATCACTTTTGGCATTAATCGCGGTCTTGCTGTGTGTTTCAGCGGCGTCGGGTCAATACGGGGGTAATGGGAGCCATTCGAGTTCGACATCCATGAACCTGACCGGCAGGGGGCCGCTGACGGTTGATGCAGTAAATGTGGGGGCTACGTTGCAATACACGGTCGCCTCCGCGCAAAACAGCGGCACGTCGATAACGATAGACCCGACCACGGCGCGTGAGTTCCCGATCACTATGACCGGCAACTGCACGATGACGGTCACCCTGAGCAATATTCCGGCGAACAAGGTCTATTATGCGACGCTCGCCATGACTCAAGGCTCCGGCCCTTATACGATGACCATTTCCGGTGCAAAACAGTCAGGAGCTACGGCCCCGGCCTTGTCAACTACAAATGGAACGGTTGATTACTGGACCATTAGGTGCACTTTCAGTCGGGTTGATGTGATTCCATCCGCCACGGATATGAGGTAGAGCTATGAAAAAATATTTTGCGATCACAGTCGCCATATTGATCTTGGGCATGGAGGCTGCCGCCTCCGCTCAGGTTACGTTTCTGGCTGACACGTTCAACGATACAAATGGCACGCTCCTTAAAAATCATACTTCCGATTCAGGTTCGACCTGGGCCGATGCTGGCGGGACTTATAATCATGATATAACAATATATAACAGCGGCGGCGGTATCCATGATACCTATATGGCGAACGGGGCGGGGCTTGCCATGAACGTCGCCTCGACAGCAGGTCCAGGGCCGAACCTGACTGCAACACTAACGCTCAATTGGTATACTTCGGCCGGGACCTCTCACGGCGTCCTCTTGAGGGCCGACTCGACTGCGGTATCCGGCTATTTGGTTGCCTATACGCATTCAGGCACACAGCAGTTTGTAATTTATAGGGAAAGCTCCAGCTCCTTTACCTCCCTAGCTACGCAGAATTACGCGTGGACGGGGTCCAGTCCTCTTACCTATACTGCTACGATTTCCGGCACTAATCCCACGGTTATCACCGTGTATATAGGCGGGGTGCAGCAGCTAACCTACTCCGATTCAAGCCCGATCAACACGACATCTACCCATATCGGTCTATGGGCCTCCGATGGTTCGGGAATCACTACCTCGACCGGAGTTCACGCAGCCTCTATTACGGCCGGCGTGATGGGTCTTACGGCGAACGCTTCTTTCTCCAGCATCACGACGACGACCGTTAACTTATCTGTATCGGCATCAGGAGGAATTTCACCATACACTTATCAGTGGTATCGATCCTCGACGGCGGCATTCATGCCGGGCGCTGGCAATCTCTTATCCGGGGCAACCAGCACTACCCTTGCCGATGCTCCGGGCTCTGCCGGCCCCTGGTTTTATCAGTGCGTCGTTACCGACTCGACCACACCGAGCGCCCAGACCGCCACCTCCAACCAGGTGGCGGGGACTCTGTATGCGACTCCGATCAGCATCCTGTGCATTGGAGATAGCATAACGCACGGCCAAGGGCTAAGCGCCGGACAAGATCCATGCACACAGATGGGATTGCAACTCGATTGGATATACAAACTCCCAGTGCAGACCGTGACGACCAACCAAGGCATCAACGGAACTGCCACAAGTAGCTGGTGGTCAGGGGGGGCGGCAACGTCTAATCTGACGGGGGCCGTTACGGCTGGCGCGGCAGCAACTCCAGCCGCCACCATCGCCCATATTATGTTCGGGGCAAACGATGCAGCATCGTCCTTTCGGACCACGGCAGCAAATTACGCCTCGAACCTGCAATCAATAGCGAATTATCTACTGACTCATGGTTACACGAAAGTCATCATCAGCCATCCGACGTATATCCCTGCCGGTGCTAATAGCGGAGCGACTGACCTGACAGCCACCGGCCTGGCGTATCAGTATCTTGCGGCGGTGAACTCGATTGCAAACGGCAGCACGATACTCGTAGGAGACAGCCAAGCATATCAGCTATGGCCCAATGTGCAATCGACCTATTTGCAGAGCGACAACACGCATCCCAATGCGACAGGGGCGCAGGTATTGGGCAGTCTATGGGCCTCGGCTGTTGCTAGTGACTTGGGGTGGGTTCCGGTGGCAGGCTTTTGGTATGGGAATTAGTTGGAGGCTTGGGATTGTCCCAAATATCGTACGGTTCGGGGACGCCCCAAATGCCGGTACATTGCATTTCACCAACCACGAGAGCAGCCACGATAGCGAGGCCAATGAATACTCGGTACAGGATATTTTTACCACGCGCGGAATACTGATATGCCGTAAGCGCCAAGCACTACAGGGCTTTGGGCAAGGGGCATATTTTGACCCGAAGAGCACTATCGACAACCCACATAATCGGAGCGTCTGCACTTGGGGCTGCAGTCGATCTTGAGGGCTCACGAAATGCACGAAGGATAAGAAGCAAAGGGCCTTTTCTCAAAAGTCTTTTCTCCGTGTGCTTCGTGACTCCTTTGCGCTCTTCGTGACCCAAGCTAGGGATTACAAATCATGAACGACGAACAACAAGCGTACAACGCCGGCGATGCCCAACAGGTGGATTCAGCGAAAAAGAAGCGGAAGGTCCGCGAGCTCCGAAAGCAAGCGGCGCTAAAGGCGATTCTCGGCACGACGGATGGGCGGCTGTGGATGTGGGAGTTGCTCCAGCAGTGCGATGTGCTCGCCCCGGTCATCCCGATAGCGGGCGGATCGGACGGGATGGCGATGGCCCTCAACACCCATTTTCGGCTCGGCAAGTACTCCATTGGCGTGATGCTGCAAAACGAAATCTGCAAAGTTGCATTGGACCTGTACGCGAAAATGGCGACCGAGAATCGAAGAGCAGTGAGCGATGAGCAGTGAACAGAAAAAGCAGAAGCGAGAATCGAGCGAGGGAAAAAGAATAGAGTCCTGAAATCGTTGAGCTGACAACCTTTGCGTTCCGGAGTCGCGACCGTTGAGCGCAGCCAAAATCGAGAAGCCTACCTCGTAGCTACGGCGAGTGTAGGCTTTTCTTTTGGCACAAGGAAAGCCCAGACCCGGAAATATTCGAGTTTTTAACCAAAGCAAGAATGATCGACAACCCGCACAGCTCTGCAAGGAATGCGTGTGGGGCTGCAATCGATCTTCAAGCGGAAAGGAAACGTCATGCCTGAACCCGAACCTACTCCGACGCCTACGCCGGAGCCAAGTCCGACACCGACCCCGGAGCCCGCGCCTGCACCGGGGATAGAGCCTCCAAAGCCCGTGGTGGGCGGAGAACCCGAACCGGCGCCCACGCCGGAGCCCAAGTTGGGGCCCGACGGAAAGCCGGTAGAAGAGCCGCCAAAAGACGGGGAGCCTCCCAAGCCCGAACCCAGGGCGCCCGAAGAATACGCCGAGTTCACGAAGCCCGAGGGCGTGGAATTCGACGAAGCCGCGCTTAACGACTACAAGGCTTTCGCCAAAGAGCAGGACCTCACGCAAGAGCAGGCACAGAAGCTCCTGGAGTTCGGCGGAGACAAGATAAAGGCACTGACGGAAGCGCCATACAAGTTGTGGGCGGAGACCCAGACGAAGTGGCAGGCGGAAGTAAAAGCGGACCCGGAAATCGGTGGAACGAAGTTCGAAGAATCCCGGAGAACCGCCGCCCTGGTCTTCGAGCCGGGCGAATCGAATCCGTTCGTGAAAAGCGCGGAGGAGGCCAAGGGCCTGAGAGATGCGCTCAATACGACCGGGGCGGGAAACAATCCCGCGATCGTAAAGCTTTTCGTGAAGATGGGGAGTCTTTTGAAAGAACCCGGCAGCTTGGCGGGAAAGCCGGTGGCAGCCTCTCAGGCAAGCCTTCTCGACAAGATGTACCCCACAATGAGCTAAGAGCAGTGAGCAGTGAAGAGTGAAGAGTGAGCAGTGAAGAAAAAAAGCGAGGGCGCAACTTAACGGCCAAGCCAACTAAAAACCAACAACTAAAAACTGAAAACTACCCCGCTTCGGGGTGAACGGAGTGAGTTATGGCCACTATAGGACCTGCCGCAATGACGCTCATGGACTGGGCGAAACGGGTCGATGACGACGGCAAAATCGCCGACATTATCAATCTTTTGTCCCAGACCAATGAAATACTCGACGATATGCTCTGGATAGAGGGAAACCTTCCCACGGGGCATAAGACCACCATCCGGACCGGGCTTCCTCAAGCCTACTGGCGCCTTTTGAACCAGGGAGTACCATCCGGAAAATCCACAACCGCCCAGATCACCGAGACCTGCGGGCACCTTGAGACCTTCTCCGATATCGACGAGATGCTTGTCGAGCTTGCCGGAGACAACAAGGCCCTGCGGCTTTCGGAAGAGCTTGCCTTCCTCGAGGGCATGAACCAGCAGATGGCCCAGACCATCTTCTACAACAACATCACTTCGACCCCTGCCGCCTTCATGGGACTGGCGCCAAGGTATCCCTCGGTTTCGACCGCGACCGCCCAGACCGCCAATAACGTGATAGACGCCGGCGGGACCGGGTCCACCAATACGTCGATCTGGCTCATCTTCTGGGGCCCGACTTCGGTTCACGGCATCTTCCCCAAGGGCATGAAAGCGGGCTTTCAGCAAATCGACCTTGGAAAGCAACAAAAAATCGACAGCTCCCAAAACGTTCTCTACGTCTGGCGGAGCCAGTTCAAGTGGGACGCCGGCATTGTCGTCAAAGACTGGAGATACGCGGTGAGGATTGCCAATATCGACGTGACGCAGCTCTCAGGCGGAACTCCTCCGAACCTTATAAACCTCATGATCCGCGCCATTCACCGGCTGCCGACCCAGCCGGCCCGGGCCGGAAACGTCTACACCTCCGGCCAGAACGGAGAGCCTCAGCTCTCCCTGGGCAGAGGCGCTTTTTACTGCAACCGCGCCATTTCCACCTGGTTGGACATCCAGGCACTGAACAAGCAAAACGTTTTGCTCCGGATGGATGAGTTCGACGGGAAGGCCGTGACAAGCTTCAGGGGCATCCCGATCAGGACTTGCGACCAGTTGCTGAATACGGAGGCCCGCGTGGTTTAAAGACTCAAAAACATTCACCACAGAGACACAGAGAACGCAGAGAAAGGCGAAAGTGTGAAAAATCATCCAAATGGAGGCCTGCAGGCGTCGCGATCGGAGCGTGGAAATTAATACAAAGTGCGAATTTATCCTTTCTTCGCGGCTTCGCGTCTTCGCGTGAAACAAAAAAGGAGACTTCACAATGATAATGGACGGCTTACTTCTTTTCGACGGTTCGGTGAGCTCCGGGGTCCTCTCCGGGACTTTGGTGAACAATACAACCAATTGGGCGAACCCTCCGGCTTCGGGTTCGACCTACTACAGCGCGAATACACTCGATGTTTCCCAACTCGCGAGCTCGGCCTCCGGTTACGGCCGGGACATCGGCATCGGCGACGATCCGACGCTTTTACTCGTTGTATCGGCTTCCGTGCCAATCATCGGCCTGGCCAACTCCACGCTTTCCATAGCGCTTCAGTGCGCCAAGGATGATGGGACGGGAAACCCCACCGGGTGGGACACGATTGCGCAGAGCGAAGCGATAGCCGTCGGCACCGCCGGTATTTCCGGGGAGATCTGGCGGACGCCGATTCCTCAAGCAAACGCCGGCTATGTGCCCAAATTCTACCGCCTTGCTTACACGGTCGGGACGGCCAACCTGGCGACTAACGGGACGGGCGCGATCATATCCCAAATGGTTTTGGACAAATCCGCGCTCGGTCCTTTCATGGGATACAAGAGCGGCTACAGCAACCAGTACGTTTAGAGAGCAGTGAGCAGTGAACAGTGAAGAGTGAACAGAAAAAACAGCAGCGAGAAGCGGATCGACAATTCGCGCAACTCTCTGGATGCGTACCCGGGACTGCAATCGATCTTTAGCGGGAATAAAAACCGTTCTCGCTCCTCGCTTCCGCCTTCGAAAGGAGTTTGACAAATGGCCAAGTACAAATTGACGGAGATCGCTTTTATCAACAACACCATCCACCAGGCGGGAGACAAGGTGGAAGTCCCGGATGATTTTATTCCGGGTCCCCACATGGTCCCGGTGGATAAGCCGGCATCCAGGATGGCGAAGGAAATCGGGCTTGTAAACGGTCCGATTCCCGATCCGATTGACGAGATAACTTCCCTGGGCGCAACTCCCGCCGGAGCAAAAACCGGTATCCGGGCGGCCGAGGATGTGCCGCTTTAGAACGGAGGACGGATGACGGAAGACGGAAGACGGAGGACGGAGGACGGATTTCCGCCTTTAATGAAAGGAGTGAGATATGACGGCAAATTTTCAGTCGAACGTGTTCCCCCCGGGGCTGATTCAGGGGCAATACAATAGCGTCCTGCAGGCCGTTTCATCCGGACAGGTGCAGCCCGTGCAACTCGACCAGAGCGGGCGAATCCAGATCACCGAGGAAGGGCTCAAATACTGCTATCGCGCCTGTGCGGTAAACCAGACCCTTTACAGCACCGCGGCAGCGGTCCTGGTCGAAATCACAGGGTCGGCAACCATGACGGTCCGGATAAAGAAGATCACGGTTTGGGGCCAGGCTGCCACGAAATTCTTCGCGGAACTGACCTTGGGCAGGGCGACGGCTGTTTCCGGCACTGGGGGAGCGACGGCCGTAACTCCGGGCAAGAACGACAAAAACGACCCGAACGCTACTGCGACCATCAACTGCTACACTGCCGCTGCTGTTTCGGGCGCAGGTTTTGCCGTTATGGGAGGCAAAATCATGGGCGTTGCGGCGCCGAGCGCAACCATGATCGCGCAACCGGTAGTATGGGATTTTTGCATCAACAATGAGAAGCCGCTGATCCTGCGCGGGGCCGGCGACGTGCTTGAAGTCTACAACAACACTACGGGTCTCGGGACCGGCACGTTCGGGTTCGACGTACTTTGGGAAGAAGACAACTCTTAGGACGGAGGACGGAGGACGGAAGACAGAGGACGGAGGAAGGAAGACAGAGGACGGAGGAAGGAAGAAGGATTTTCACAAGGAAAGGAAAAAAGAAAATGGCAACAGCACCGATCGAACTGGATGCAGTAAAGCAGGAACTGACGGCCGTGGCGGATTACGCTATCTCGAACTGGGATGTCACAACCTTATCTGCCTGTATCACGATCATGAACAACATTTCGGCGTCTCAGGTCGAAATCAATAACGAAGCGGCAGCCGTGGCGGCTTTGCCGCAGCCACCCGCGACAACCACGGCGGCCCAGGCGCCGGCAGCTTAGACGGGGAAATCTTTTGACCGGGGGGAACGGGGCCGAGGCCGGAGGGGACCGAGGCCCTTCTTCTCAAACAACTCAATGGAGGAAAGATCATGAAAAAGTTTATCGCAATCTGTCTGGTGTGCCTTTTTTGCGGGTGTGCTGCCGTTGCTTTTGTTGGTTGCGCCTCTCTTAAGTCCGAAGAACAAAAAGTGGTTGCCGCGGTGGAGAAGATAGACTGGACGGCAATGGGTGAATGGTATGACAAGGCCGTGGGTGGTTTGGATCAAGCTGCGAATGTGGCGAAGATCTTCCTCCCGCAGGATACAGCCGAAATCGATGTGGCCGATAAATGCATCGACGCAACCAGGTCGAGCGTTGACACTCTTACTACTCTGGCCGCTCAAGCCAAGGCGGGAACCGCCAAGGTAACGGACGTTCAGGCATCCGCGCTTCAGGTGAAATCCGATTACGAGGCCGCTGCGACGGCAGTCGGAGCGCTACTGGCCAAAGGCAAAACTTCGGCGTTACCCGCAAACCCTCCGGCAGCCAAATAGGCGAGGCATACCCGCTGTGGCTGCTCAACGTGGACCCCGTGATCTATGGGACCGATAGCAACCTGCCCTTCTGGTTCGGGGTTGACGCCGAGGGGGACAGCCTGGTGGGAGCGGCAAAGCCGAGCTGGTATATCGAATTGCCGGTTTACAAATTCTAACGGGGGGGGAAGTTCGGGGAAATCCCCCCTGGCCCCCCTTTAGAAAAGGGGGGAAAGAAAGTGACCACGGATGGCACGGATGAGCACGGATAAAACGCAAAAAGACAGTGAGCAGTGAGCAGTGAGCAGTGAAGAGAAAAGCTTAATCCGTGGAATCAGTGATATCCGTGGTTGATGGACCTGGAGGTTTTGAGATGAATATCGTCAAGCAGTTGATTGAACTGGTTTATTACTACAGGCAGGATACGGCGCACGGCAAGCCCTATTGGCTGGACCCCGCTTTCCTGGCCCTGGTGGTAAGTCTTTTGGCTACGATCCTTGCAAGGTGTGCCGGCATAGGTATCGATGCCGACCTGCAGGTTAAAATCGTGGGCGTTGCGACCGGCATCGGCGTGGCCCTTTCGCCGCACACGGGGGTCAAAAAGCTCGTTTCGCCTCCGGCGCCTCTGGCAATGAACGATCCACGCGCGGGCGGCGATGACGACCATCCCGAGCACAATCTTGGCTCCTTGAGCTAGAAAGGTCTATGAGGATGGATCACGCGGGGTGGCAAGTCGCCGGAGGATTGCTGCTTCTGATCGCAGGGGCCTTTGTGGGGAGATTGCTCACGCCCCGCAATGATTGCGCGAAATGCGGAATTCTTGAGCTCAAGGCCGAGATACGACGGCTGTGCAACCTCGTGAAGGTCCTGGCCGAACGCGTACAGTTATCGGTCAAAGAGCAGCTCGAAATCGAGCAGATGGAGTAAGCCATGTCCGAGTATCCAGAGGAGTTTATCAGCGCAGTCAATGAAGTGATAGATATTTGGGAAGGCGGCTACGTCAACGATCCTCACGACGCGGGCGGCGAGACGAACATGGGGATCTCGAAGCGCTCCTATCCCGATGAGGACATAAAGAACCTCACGCGGGACCGCGCTGTCGAGATCTATTACCGCGACTATTGGGTTGCGCCCGGCATCGACCAAATCGATCCGGTGCTTCGCGCCAAAGTTTTCAACATGGGCGTTCTCATGGGGCCGCAGACGGCCAAGAACCTGGCCGTGGGATGCACTACCCTGGATGAATACCGCCAAGTCTGCGAGAAGCACTTTCAGGCAATCGTCATCAGGCATCCCGTTTGCGCAAGATATCTCAAGGGATGGGAGAGGAGGGCGCTGGCATGAAGCGTTATGTCGATATGGGTGACCGAATCGAGCTCATGAAATTGGCGGCTGAATTTGCGCCGGCCAATCAGATGAAGCCGCTGCAGTTCTACCATCAGATGCTCGATGCGGTTGCGACCGATCCGGAAAGGGAAAATGATGAGCAGGGCGAGTTCAGGAAGTCAGAAATCGAAATCTAGTTCTGGGATTCATATCAATCCGGCGCACAAAGGCGAGTTCACGGCCAAGGCAAAGGCCGCCGGAAAGAGTGTCCAGGAAGAGGCCTCAGCCGTCTTGAAGCCGGGAAGCAAGGCAAGCGCCAAGACGAAGAAGCAGGCCAACTTTGCTAAAAACGCAGCCAAATGGAACAAGGGGAAATAACGATGGCAACAGAACCCGTAACCCACGTACATCACTTGTTGCACACACATGACGGTGGCAAGGTCCACAGCCATGCGACCCATCATACACACCATCCGGACGGCCATGTCCATGCGCCTCACCACGAGCATGAGGGCGAGCCCAAACCGAGCCGTGAAAGCGAAGTCCATGCTCAGCATCACACGCCGGAGATTCCGGGGGATGGGAGCGATCTGAGCTCGAAGATGTATCCGTCGATGGTGGGGTAAAAAGACTTAATGGCATTCACCACAGAGAACACGAAGAACACGAAGAAGGAATGGCGGAAAGAGTAGACGCTAATCACCCGTGAGGTGAATTAGAACCGGGTCCCACAATACGCGCGTAGTTACTGGGAAAATTCACTATGCAGGGTTTAAATCCCTGCTTCCCTTCGTGCTCTTCGTGGTCTCTGTGGTGAAATAGAAAGGTGGATAGATGGCCAGTCAAATCGATATTTGCAACCGCAGCCTTTCCATTGTCGGTACAAGATCGACGATAGCCTCCTTGACGGAGAGCTCGGCGGAGGCGGTCCAATGCGGGCTGCACTATGTTTCGGTTCTCCGGGGTCTTTTGCGCGTGCACACATGGGGCTTTGCAAGAAAACAAATTGTGGGCGCCATGATTTCAGCGGCCGCCGGGACCCCGGAAAATCCCAACGGGATAGCTCCTTTTCCGCTCTATCCCTGGCAGTACGAATATGCATGGCCGCAGGACTGTGTGAGGCTAAGGCGCCTGGAATGGCCCAATCCGGCGACGGTCCCCGGTTTTTCCACTCTGGACTGGGCCGGCAATTACCCTCCGCTCGACCAGGGAGCCCGGAGGATTATGCGCAACCAGGGCGCGCACCCGTCTCCGCCCTTTGTGATATCGACAGACCAGGATTCAGCCGGCAATACCATCAAGGTCATCCTTACGAACCTTGAGCAGGCAACCATCATTTATACGGCCGATATCGAAGACCCAAATATGTGGGACACGGAGTTCACGGAAGCTTTCGTCTATATCCTGGCGGCAAGGCTTTGCGGTCCTCTTACCGGGGACAAAAACCTTACGAAAATCTACTTGCAGGAAGCCCGGGACGCGATCCTTCAGGCAAGACTGGTGGACTCTACGGAATCACCGGCAAAGCCCGAACATACGCCGGACTGGATCAGGGTACGGGGAAATCCGGAATATGAAGAATTGGGCATACCCTTATTTGAGTTTCCGGGACCAATCTAAAATAAGGAACGCCGATGCTTACCAGCACGCAGAATTTTGCGCAGTATCAGGGGAACGGAGCGACAACGATTTTTCCCTATACCTTTCCAGTCGCTCAGGCCTCCTATCTGGTGGTGACTCTCACGAACACCAACGTCACGCCCAATACCGTCACGACGCTTTCAGCCACGCAGTATTCAGTGACCGGAATCGGTGGAACGAGTGGGGGCGATGTGACCTACCCGGTATCGGGAAATGCCCTCGCGGCAGGTTGGATAATCACCATTCAGCGGGTAGTGCCATACCAGCAAAATACGTCGCTTACGAATCAAAGCGCGTTTTATCCTCAGGTTATCGAGGGCGCTCTTGACTATCTCACGATGGAGGTGCAGCAGCTCTCGACCGCGATGGGGCCGAACTCGGTATCCAACCCGGTCTTCTATCAGTCGAGCCTCGGGATTATCACGCCTCAGCAATTCGACAACCTTGCGGGATCGGCTAACACATACGATAGTACGGGCGCTCTCAACGCGGCCCTTGCCCGTTTCGACTCCAGCGGCGGGATTCTCGATCTTTCCCCGTCCAACGGGTTGTATCTCGTTTCCTCTCCGCTCATATGGCCCAACGACGGCTCGCAGTATTGCTACCCGATCACGATCAGGGGGGCAAACAGCACGGCCGAATGCAACGGCTCCAACGCGCCGATCGGCGCTCCTCTCGCCACGCAGATCTTGTACACGGGAGCCACCGGGACCAATTGCATCGACTGCCAGGGCGGCACGGGGGCGTTATATACCTGGATGGGGGCAATAAAGGGAGTGGCGGTTTTCGGGCCGGCCGGGGTTCCGACTTCAGCAACGCCAAACGGCATGTCGGTCTACCGGGCAGCCGGTACGCTGGACAATGTCAGTTTTATGTTTTTTGGAAATGGGATGGCGATCAACGGCCCAGCCTATTATGAAAATATCAACAATCTCTTTTGCACCTATAATTATAATGGCGTGGTTGCCTCTGCCGCCAATTTCAACGGCCAAGCAATACGAGGCGGAAGATTTTCAAAGAATATAAACTTTGGATTCGATGGAACCTATAGCGGATACCCGATTACCTTCGATGGGTGTTGGTTTGAGGGTAACGGAAGCTATGGATTGACTCTCTACGATCCTTCTATTGTAAATGTCACAAATTGTTACTTCGATACCAATGTCACAGCCGACTTGAATGTAGGCTCGGGCGGCAGTCCCTACTTCCCTGTCCTAACGGTCATCGGAACAAATTTCGCTGCCGGGTCAAATCATTATTCCATCCAGTGTACCAAGGTCACTTGCTTAAATATAATCGGAGCGTATCCGCTGGCATACAACAACAATGTCGCCATTAATATCGGCGCTTCGGATGGCACGGTCGGAATGTTCAAGGGCAATAGATGGCCTACCGCCGTCAGCGTAACCCCTGTTGCTCCCGCTCTCATGCGTAATTTTGAAATCTACGACGCGCAAAACCCCTGCTACATGGGAGGCCGAGCGAATTTCGCATCTTCCGGCATTCCGTCATCCACCGCACCATTCAGCACGATGACCTGGGCCATGGGCGATCAGGCATGGAATAGCGCCGTTACGGCGACAACGACGCCGGGGTGGATTTGCACGACTGCCGGGACTCCGGGGACGTGGACGGCCATGCCGGTGCTATAGGGACTGGGCAACGCAAGGGATAAATGGGGACACGAAGAGCACTATCGACAACCCGCACAATCGGAGCGTATGCGTGCGGGGCTACAGTCGATCTTGAGAATGCACGAAGAGCACGAAGAGAAAGAAGCAAAGGGCTTTTTCTCAAAGAGTTTTTTCTCCGTGCGCCCTCACAAAATATCGGGCGCGAACTATAAGCATTTAAGCGTGCTCCACGGCGAAAAGCGCGAACGCGAACGGAAGTGAGTGTTCCTTCGTGCCTCCTTCGTGCCCTTCGTGACCTAAAAAGCACTTCACGGCAAAAGAAAGGGCATAATTGGCCGTTTCATTTATTCAGCCAAGCTTCGGAGCCGGAGAGCTAAGCCCATCAATGTGGGCCAGGATCGATCTGGCCAAATACCACGTCGGGGCAAAGCTCCTGCGCAACTTTTTTGTGCTGCCTCATGGCGGAGCTTCCAACCGGGCGGGGACGATGTTTGTGGGCCGGTGCTGGAACTCGGCGTATCCGGTCCATCTCATCCCCTTCCAGTTCAATCTCGTGCAGGCCTACGTCCTGGAGTTCGGCCATCAGTATATGCGCGTCATCATGGACGGCGGGTATGTGCTGGAACCCACGTTTGCCATATCGGGAATGACAGATGCCAATCCGGGCGTCGTCACCACTTCGAATGCTCACGGATATTCCGCAGGCGACCAGGTCTTTATCGCCGGGACGGGAACGCCGCTCGATTCCACCCCCGGGAGGCAATACCTTGTCGTAAATCCCACGACCTACACTTTCACATTGACGGACCTTGACGGGAATACCATCAACACCACTTCCTACGGGACTATTACGGGCTCATCTCCCACGGTCGCCCGGGTCTTCACTCTTACGACCAACTATAACGGTGTCGATGTCCAGGCGATCAAATGGACCCAAAGCGCTGATACGCTCACGCTTTGTCATCCGGAATATCCGCCTCAGGATCTCACCAGGACCCAGCACTGGGTCTGGACTCTGACGCAGATTTCCTTTGCGCCAACGGTATCGCCTCCGAGCGGCGTGAGCACGGTTTGCAATGCCTCGGGCTCCTGGACTTACAGCTATGTCGTGACGGGCCTGGCGAACGAGCCTCCCGATGAATCGCTGCCTTCCGCGTCTGCTACTATTACGAACGGAAAGCAACTCGACAGCGGCGCAACCGGCAATTCTCCCGTTTTCAATACGATCTCATGGAATGCGATAACGGGCGCCAATATGTACCGCGTCTACAAGGCCAATCCCGTTTACAGCCAGAGCCTCCCGGCGGGCGCAATGTATGGATATGTGGGGACGTCGACCGGGACGAGCTTTATCGATACCGAAATAGCCCCCGATTTTACGCAGCCTCCGCCGACCGGGACGAACCCGTTCGCGGCGGGGACGATTACCAAAGTAAAGGTCACAAACGGAGGGTCTGGGTATTCCTCAAGCACCTCTCTCACCGTAAACGATGTGGCTGGAAGCGGAGCAGTGCTTACGCCGACGATCTCGGGCGGGGCCATTACGGGTGTCACCGTCGCAAACGGGGGGCAGGGCTATCAGAAGCCGGTCGTGACCGCCGGGGGCATGGGATCGGGAGCGGTGGGCTATATAACGGTCACGACCCCTTTTGGCCAACAGATTATTACGGCCACGATGACGGCAACCGGCGAGGATTACTTCGGAACGGTCACGGTCGCGCCGGCATCGGGTGGATCGGGCGCGACTTTTACCGCCGTGATCGTCGGGGGGCATATCACACAGGTAAACGTCGGCGGCGGAGTGGCGAGTGGCTATACCGATGGGGATTCTTTGGTTTTCACCCAGGAAGCCGGAACGGGCGCAACCTTTTCCGTAACCGTGAACGCATCGGGCAATTATCCGTCATGCGCGACCTATTTTCAGCAAAGAAAAGTCTTCGCCGGCAGTCTGGATAACCCGCAGACAATCTGGATGACGAAGCCGGCCGATTTCAAAAACATGGACATAAGCAATCCTTCGCAGGCGAACGACGCCATAGTCGCAACGATAGCAAGCAATCAGGTGAACGCCATCAAGTTTCTCGTTCCGATGAACAATCTCGTCATGATGAGCTCCGGGGGGGCGTGGGCGCTCATGGGCGGCTCCCTTAATTCTCCGGTTGCGATCACCCCGTCGAACCTCACCGCCGTACCTCAAAGCTATACCGGATGCGCCGATCTGCCGCCGATCGTCGTAAACTACGATATCCTGTACGTCCAGGCAAAAGGGTCGATAGTCCGCGACCTGGCCTATAATTTCTATGCTCAGGTCTATACCGGAACGGATATGAGCATCCTGGCCAATCATCTTTTCTTCGGCCACAATTTAGAGCGATGGTGCTATGCCGAGCAGCCGTTCTACCAGGTGTGGGCGGTAAGAGACGATGGAGTACTCCTCGGTTTTACCTATCTGAAAGAGCAGGACGTCTACGCCTGGACGCATCATGACTCGCCGGGAAGCTCCGGGACCGATATATTTCTTTCCTGCGCGAGCATTCCCGAGCAGCAGATATCGGGGCTCAATATGGATTCGGTCTACTTCGTCACGCAACGGACCATTCCGGGCATAAACGGAGGGCAGCCGGTAAAATACGTCGAACGGATGACTTCGAGGAACTTTCTTACGGACGGCGTATCCGACGTCACAAAGGCATGGTTCGTGGACTGTGGGCTGCAATACGGCGGGACGGCCGTCACAACGATCACGGGCCTCGATCATCTAAACGGGGCAACCGTCTCCATTCTTGCCGATGGAAGCGTCCAGCCCCAGCAGGTTGTAAGCGCAGGATCGATTACGCTCCAGTTCGCAGCATCCCTGGTCACCGTGGGCTTGCCCTATATATCGCAGCTCCAAACTCTTTGCATGGAGCCCGAAGGGGTCGCCGCACAGACGCAGAGCTTCCGCAAGAAGATCTCGGCCGTGATGGTGAGGGTGACCGATACCAGGGGGCTGAAAGTCGGACCCGGCTTCGACGATCTGGACGAGATGAAGGAAAGATCGGCGGCGGTTACCATGGGAACGGCCATTCCGCTTTTCACCGGAGATGAGAGAATCCAGATCGATAACCGGTATCTGGTCGATGACGACGTTTGTATCCAGCAGGATCAGCCGCTGCCCTGTACCGTGCTGGGCGTGATTCCGGATGTCAATATCGGGGATACGCCGGGATGAAAGAAAAAGCGGTCACGAAGAGCGCTATCGACAACCCACACAATCGGAGCGTATGCGTGCGGGGCTGCAGTCGATTTTGAGAATCCACGAAGAGCACGAAGTGGAAAGCAGGTAGAAAATTTGGCTAGAATCATCGTTCCCGCACATTCCGATCATGCCGTTCACATCGCCAACAATATGCGGGAGGCGGATAGGCAGGAATGTATGGCAATGGCCGGGAAGGGGCCGCTGACAGCCCTCTACGATTCCTTGAGGGTGTCCGTGGCGGCCTGGACGGGGTTTGTCGATCTTGAGCCGATTTGCATGTTCGGCGTGAGCCCTCGGAGCATCCTGGGGGACGTCGGCTCTCCGTGGCTGTTGGGTACGGATAAGATTGCGGAAAATGCGCTATCGTTTTTGAGGCGCAATAAGGCCTATGTGCAACGGATGCTCGATATATTCCCAGTGCTTGAGAACTTTGTTGACGCCCGGAATCATCTTTCAATTATTTGGCTCGTGTGGCTCGGGTTTACGATCGAAAGGCCGGCGGTTGTCTGCGGCGTCGAGCGGAGACCTTTTTTTCGGTTCGAGATGAGGAAGAATTTTAACCACGGATAGCACGGATGGCACGGATAAAAGGCAAAAGAAAGAGGCAACTACGGATGACACGGGTAAACACAGATGAACACGGATAAAAGCAAAGAAGGGCTTAAGAGCTTAATCCGTGGAATCAGTGATATCCGTGGTTAATAGATCTTGATGATACGGATGAGCAAGGATAAGGGCAAAGAAAGGATTAATTGAATGTGCACTCCCTTAGCTCTTGGAGTAGCGAGCCTGGTTGCAACCGTCGGCGGAGCGGCCATGCAGGGTTACTCGTCTTACCAGAGCGCTCAGTATAACGCCGCGGTCGCGCGAAATAACCAGACCATTGCCAAACAAAACGCCGGCATTGCCCTTGAGCAGGGAAATGCGGCTGAGGAAAACCAACGCCTCAAGACCGGGGCCATGGTTGCGAATGCGGACGTTCAGCAGGCGGCAAGCGGGATAAACCCTAATACTGGATCGCCCCTGAACGTGAGATCGAGTGCCGCCGAGATGGGGGAACTGGACGCTTTGACGATCAGGTACAACGCCCAAATGAAGGCAAGGGATTACA